TTGTTCACCAGTTAAAATTGTTGATAGGATAATTGAATCAGCATCCTGAAAAAACCTATCACGAGATGATGGTGGTACATAGACGCGAAATGGATTAACTGAAGTGAATTTAACTTCACCCTTACCAAAGTCCGCCTCATTATCGATATAAACATACAGATATCCTAATCCTGTTACAGCATAATCATGAATAGCGTCCTTCATATGAACATCGCCATTCGATATCTGCCATACATACCCTAGGATTGTTCTCCAAGCAGACGCAACTTTAACATCAGAATCTTCTCTTGGTACAGCTGTAAATACAGGTGGTTTAGCAGTAAGTACGCTTTTGAGTTTTTCAATAGCTGGTGATATCCTATCCATAGGAACATCAGCTTGATTACGTGATTGCATCTCCTCAGACTCAGCATTGGTAAAATGATTACCATGATAGAAGTCAATATCGTTTCTTGCTTCTACTTCCCAGTCTGCTCTAGCATCACGCCATCTTCTGTGAAGTTCTTGATTCTCTTTTGATTGCGGATGTTGTTCTATTGCCATAATATATGTGACTTACGATTTGATATTAAGTTAAGTATAAATAGCATAACTTCAAAGAGAAATACGCCAAAATCGTCTAAAAGTTCCAAATTATCGTCTAGCACCTGTCATCCAGTTGTAATATCCCCTCAATTTGCCACCTTTTTTCTTCCCTGCTCTCATTTCTCCAACTGATATTGATGTACTAAGTGGAGCTTTAGAATAATAGTCTGCATAATATAATCCGTCCATAAGGTCATCATTCTTTGGAACAGGATGTTCAAACATCTCATCAACCAATTCTGTCATTTCTCTACGAATATATAATTTTTTACTATTTACAATAGGGCCTAGTGATGTTTCTAATCTATCTGCTTTCTTAATACCTGCGGGTGGTTTAACACCTTTGAATATTCCTGGTATCAATCTTCTATCCTCAGAAGCCATTCGAGTAACCATATCACGTACCATTTCCTGAGCTGCTACGGTTTCAATGGTAACTCTCCTAACAGGACTATATTTCCGGGCCATTTTTATAATTTCTTCTGGTAAATCAAAAGTAGGAATACGTTCACGATAATACTCTAATACATAACGATTTTTATTAGAATCTACTCCAATAACCATAATAACCTGAAAATCAGACTTTTCTGTTGCAGTAGCCGCAATATCAACTCCAATGTAAACATTAATGGGAATTGCTTCATTTCTAATGATTATATAAGAATAGTTATCAACAGACTTAAATCGACCATCGTGATATTGTATTCTATCTGTTTTAAACGCTGCTGATGATAAATCACGAGCATCATTCATATATTCTTGAGCAAACTTGTTTACAAGACCTGCTTCTATAAATTCACGTTTTTTAGAATCTAATTTAGAAACAGGAAACTGTTCAGGCCAAATAGACTTATTATTCTCTAATGCTCGATAAAATGTAACATCCCAAGGATATTTACGTTCTTCACGTTTTGCAACCTTATCTCCATCAACAACCATCTGTAAAAAACTATCATAATGAACAATTGTACCACATAACCATATCCAACCTTCTTTTCCTGGCGATTCCTCTAATGCAGGAAATACTGTAGATACAATCCATTTTTTAATCTCTGCTCTACGTTCAGGTGTCTTTGTATTTAATTCTGATTCAAAGTCATCAAGTATAATACCTGTATATCGTACATCTATCTCAGTACGACCACGCAATCTTTGAGAAGTACCCTTTGCAATCAATCTATCACCTTTTGCAGTAACAATATCTTTTTCTGTCCATCTGTTACCAACTGAATCACCTGCAAGGTTTCCAAAGTAGTATCTTATTGATTCATTGTACTCTAAATGACTTTTAACATATTTAAGGTGGTCAATAGCCTGACCTTGTTCTTCTGCTACCCAAGCTATGAATTGTCTATGTCCTTGCGGAGAAAAGACAATTTTATGTAAAATAGCAGCTTTTGATAGAATTGATTTACCAAACCCTCTCGGTAGAATATTACATATACGGGCTCCAGGGCTTGTATCAATAAGTTTTTTACCGACCTCTTCGTGGAAAACGGGAGATGAACTCTTATTAAGGAAATCAGCTGGCAGAAAAGCTCTACCAAAATAAAGTAAGTCATTATAAGAACGTGCAAGAACTTCATCTTTCTCCTTTATGTCTGATATAATATTAATTTCTTTGTTTTCCATAATACTCAAGCATATCCTTTAATATCGGAATAAACATCTAATTCACCAATATCAATTAGATTATCATCGTAATCATACAAAGATGTACATAGTGGGCATAACCATCCCGCTATAGTTTCAAATAAATCCACTAACACTACTTTTTGACTGTCAATCAACGGTTTGTCACAAACAACACAGCAAGATAACTCACTATGTATTCCAACATCATGAAGGGTCAGTCTTATCATTGATTGTCTTTTCGGCATGTCCTATCACTTTCACATTATCTGAACTAATACGTTTAAGTTGGTCTTCACTAAATCCTTGGAAAACAGTTAAAGATTCTGTTTTCTTATCATTTGGAAACATTCCTGCTATTTTCATCATTAACTCAATAGCTCTTAATTTGTCTCCATCCTTACCATCTATGTTATCAATAATGTTTTTTGTCATTTCAAGTAGATACTCTTTAGACGCACCAATATCACTTAAGATAACTTCTATTTCTTCTGTAACCAATTTTTGTACCCTTTCGGTTTTTAACAGTCCACGAGCTGATTCTTTTGCATATTGTTGTTTATTTGTTGGAAATACACGTAAATAAGCATCTGTAGGACTCATTCCCTTTGCAACATACTTTGCAAACAGAAATTCATTATTTGTTGGTTTTTCTCGTTCTTCACGTAGTTTCTTAGAAAACTTCTTGTTTGAGAACGAATATATGTTCTTTGGTGGTTTACCACCCATATCTACATTAGGGTTTGTAGTATATGTACCTAATATAGTTCTAACATAGTCCATTTCCTTACCTGTAGCGGTTTTCATGGTACTACGTCTTAAAATCTTACATACTTGGAAATCATCGGTTATAACCCACTCTCCTTCTTGGGCTTTCCTCCAATTTGACACAAGTGTTTTATTTTTGTAGAATTTACGAAATTCTTCTACATTTTGATACAGTATCTCTTGATTTCGAGAAATTGTCTTTGTTATCACCTATACTACTCCCAACCTGTTGATTAGACGAACCCAATGCCGCCCCTCCGAGTATAGGTAATTAAGGAAACAGTAATCATAGTAACTCCTACTTGTTTCCATCTATCGTCTGCCCCCAGACGAATGTTTTTCCTTTGTGAATGTCAACAACATCCAATCTAAAGTCTCCTGTACTAAACCAATCAATAACTCCAAAAGCATGAGCCCAATTATGTAGTCTACCACGCAACCACTTGTTTTGTTCCCTTGACATATCTTTTAGACAACCCATTGACCAAGCACTGATAGTACCACCAAGCTTTGTCTGTGTATTCCGTTGAATATCGTGAGTATGTCCATAAACAAGATTTGCACCATATGAGTCCAAATGTTTCTTTGCATGGTTTATTGTAGCGTATGCTCCGTGTATAAAGGTTAATTTACCAATTTTAAGTGGATAATTGTATGGTAAGTACTTATATCCTCTTTCATCCCATTTACACGCCTTTCGGAAGGTATAATCTTTCATATAAGGATATTTCTCTACAAATGCGTCTAACCACTCATCATGATTACCTGCACATATGTATCTTTCCTTACAATTTACCTTATCTAAAACTTTATCAAATAAATCTATTCCCTCATTAACCTGTCTTATCTCTTCATCAATCAATGGTAGTTGGTATTCAAGAGGTGGCTGTTTAATTTTTTTGTACTTCCAGCTACTTACGCTCTCCCACTCACCGACATCGCCTAAATTTATAAAGATATTAGGTTTTATCAGTTCAATAGCTTTTAAAACAACATTAACCGCTCTTTCATCATGAATAGGAAAATGCTGGTCCGGTATTACTATCGCTCTTCTATGCTTTTTTGGTTTTAGCATCTTTTTTCTTAGAGTTTCGTTGATATAATACGATATTCTTGTCTTTTCTTCTCATTTCCGTTGCCACTTGGTCTCTCGACATGGCAATAGCTATCTTACCATCGGCTGATTTAAACTTATCAGCTCCATTACCCACTGCTTCGACTACAACAAGGTGTCTCAGGTTACAATCACAACACCAGAGGTAAAAATAAGACTCTGAGTCTACCAACATCGCTTCGTCATCAAATGCGCTTAAGTGCATATATGTCCTTTCAGTACAACTTCATCAAAATACTTACAACCATCGTCCACTACACAGGGTTTACCAGCAAATTTCTTGTCTATTTGAATCAACAGTTTGTCTTTTCTCCGTTTAAACATACAACCCAAACATTTACCGTTGTTCCAATTAGCACAATTGTTTCTTGCAATTGGTATCTGGCTGTTCATTTGTTATACTCAACTTACATTAGACTCAGTTAACATACAATAAGTTATTTTTTCACACATATATATACTATATATAGTATATATAATATATAAGCTAAATAGATAGATATATAGCTTAAGCTAAAACTGCTATAAACTATAAAAGCCTAGACTAAAGCTATAATAGCTAATTACAAAAATTTTAAAAAAATAATTTTAGAAAAAGAAAATACAGGCATTTAAAGAAAAGGTAGGTTCGTTAGAAAAAAACGTTGAAAATTTATTTATTTTGAGTATGGGTCTTTTATCCCCCCACCGACCCCCCGTCCGATTTTACCCTTTGACCTATATTTGGTTGAAAACCATATA